TAGGCATGGACGTAGCCGGAACAGGATTACAAATAGCATAATATATGTATACTTCAGTTAATAAAAAATATTCAAGTTTATGTGAGAAGCGACAGTGGTTCTTAAACCGCGCATGGGATGGAGCTGAGGTAACAATTCCTTTTATTCTTCCAAGAAACTACAACCTTGATCAGGATCTTCCCACTCCTTATCAGGGCATCGGAGCTAGGGGGGTGAACAACCTAGCAGCAAAACTCCTTTTAACCCTCTTCCCCCCTAACTCCCCTTTTTTCAAGTTCCAGATAGATGACTTTACTCTACAGGAACTACAAGCTCAACGTGCTCCCATAGAAGAAGGACTCAATGCTATGGAACGTGCGGTCATGGATGAAGTAGAAGCTAAGGCCATGCGTGTCCCTTTAAGTGAGTGTTTACGTCACCTTATAATTACTGGTAACTGTCTTCTTCATGCTGATAAAAATAACAAGGTAAGAGTATTCCATTTAGATCAGTATTGTGTCAGGCGAGATCCTCAAGGAGAGATGCTTGAGGTTATAGTCCTAGAGAAGATGAGCCGTGAGCTTTACAAAGATGTCTTTGGTAGTACTCCTCCTAATGAAACTGGTACTAGTTCAGACAGTCAAGAGAAACAACTTAATTTATATACAGTAGTAAGAAGAAAAGATAATAAGATATATGTTCACCAAGAAGTTAACGATAAGAAGATTCCTAATACTAATTCTACTTATCCTTTAGATAAGAACCCTTGGTTAGCTTTAAGGTTCTCTTCAATTGATGGTGAAGACTATGGTAGAGGATTCGTAGAAGAATACTTAGGAGACTTGAGAGCACTTGAGGGTTTATCCAAGGCAATCCTGGAAGGTTCGGCTGCTGCAGCTAGAGCTATATTCCTTGTCAGACCTAACGGTACAACCAAACTAAAGACTATCTCTCAAGCTCCTAACCTAGCAGTACGACAAGGGAGTGCTGAAGATGTATCAGTACTCCAGATGGAAAAGTTTAATGATTTTAGGGTAGCTCAGGAAACTATAGCCCAAACTGAAAGAAGACTTGCTGCTGCCTTCATGCTGAACCAGAGTGTCCAGCGTGATGCTGAAAGAGTTACAGCAGAAGAGATCAGGTTCTTAGCTAATGAACTGGAGACTTCTTTAGGTGGGATCTATAGTTTACTTTCCCATGAGCTACAGTTACCACTCATTAAACGTATCATAGCTGTACTAGAACGAGAGAAAAAACTTCCCAAACTACCGGAAGGTGCGGTAGAGCCTGTCATCATAACAGGATTTGAGGCACTAGGGAGAGGTAACGATGCTAATAAACTGGCTACCTTTCTACAAACTGCTGCTCAAATACTTGGTCCAGAAGCCGTGTTAACTTATACCAATGCTAGTGATGCTCTTAAGAGATTAGGCGTTGGTTTTGGAATAGACATGAAGGGCTTGATTAAACCTGAAGAACAAGTTCAACAGGAACAGCAAGCTCAACAACAACAACAGATGATGGCTCAGGCAGGATTGGCAGCGACACCTAATGCTGTTAATCAGGCGGGCGAAATGATAAGGGAGCGACAAGCTAATGGCAACGAAACCCAATAAGAAAAAGAAGAAAACACCGGAAACTAGTGTTACATCCAAGACTCAGTTCAAAGATGTAGACAGAACAATGGAGGTTGTAGAACAACGAGCTGGTGTAGCTACAAAGAATGGATTACCATCTACCTACACTAAGATTAAACTACCTAGTGGAACTATAAAAGAATCATACGGAGAGCGATATGGCCAACCAGATAACAGTTGAAAGTGAAGCTCCCCCAAGTATGGATGAATACAACAGGGAGATGGCATCAAAAGCTACCCTTGCAGAGAATACTATTGATCAAGGTGTAGTTCCTCTAGAAGAGCCTGAAGTAGTAGACGAAACATTTAGGCCAGAAAAATTTAAGTCAGATGAAGAGTGGAGAAAAAGTTATGATGAGTTGGAAAGAAACTTTCATTCACCATCTGACCAAGTACAAGAAGAACAAGAAGAACTAAGTATTCCTCAAGCTACCGATGCTCCTTTTGATATGGAAGCATTAAGCAAGGAGTACATGGAAACTGGTGGTTTAAAGGATGCTAGTTATAAACTTTTAGAAGATGCTGGAATCAGCAAGCAGTACGCTGATACTTACATTGAAGGAGTAAAAGCTTTGGGTCAACAGATAGGTAATCAGGTAAAGGATTCTGTAGGTGGCTCTGGTGACTATCAGAACATGGTAGAGTGGGCTCAAGCTAATTATACTCCTGAACAAATCAAGGCTTATGATAACGCTGTTAACAGTGGTGATGTTCAACTGGCTATGCTGACTGCCAGAGGACTCCAAGCTGACTATCAGAATTCTTCAGGATATGAAGGACAAACTGTAAGCGGAGACACTTCTCTGAGGATGAGTGATAGCTCCGATGTCTTTCGTAGTAATGCTCAGGTAACTGAAGCTATGAAAGATCCTAGATATGAAACTGACATGGCTTATCGCCAAGATGTCAGGGATAAACTTGAGAGATCTGAAGTCTTTTCTTTAGGTCAAACTTAAGAGAATAAAGCACAACGAGCTATAGAGTAATTAAACAAGTAGACAAAGACCTGCTGAGGCGGATAATCTTTAGTTGAAAGTTGATGAAGAAGTATAGCAATTTTTGTTATAGATACTTTTTATTAACTTAATTAAAGGAGACTTGCTATGGGTACTACGCTAACTACAGCACCCGTCCAAGTAATGTCTCGCTCTGGTCAAAAAAATAGTGCTGGTGATTCCAGTGCTATGTTTCTTAAGGTCTATGCTGGTGAAGTATTGACCGCTTTTGAGCAAGCTAGTGTTACGATGGACAAGCACGTTATCCGTTCTATCAGTTCAGGTATTTCAGCTCAGTTCCCACTTGTGTGGAAAACTGCTTCAGTTGAATACGCCTATGTTAACAGCTCAGGTAGTACTGCTACTACGGCTGTTGAACTTGATGGTACGGCAATCAATAAGAATGAGAAGGTCATTCCTATTGACGGTCTGTTACTTGCAGATCACTTTGTCAACAACCTTGACGAAGCTATGAATCATTATGATGTACGTTCTATTTATGCTAAAGAGGCTGGTATTATACTTGGTACTCAATGGGATAAGAATGTACTTCAAGAAGGTGTGTTAGGAGCACGTTCCTCTACGCTCGTTACGAGTGGTAACGGTGGAGCTGTACTTACTAATGCCTCTTATGGAACTTCCGGTTCTACTTTGGGTGGTGGCTTGTTTGATGCTGCTGAAGAACTAGATGAAAAGAATGTTCCTGAAAATGATAGATATATGTATGTACGCCCTGCCCAGTATTACTTAATGGCAGAAACGACTGACCTGATCAATCGCGATTGGGGTGGAAGAGGAGTATATGCAGAAGGTGAAGTTATGAAGATCGCTGGTATTCATCTTGTGAAAACTAACAATCTTCCTATTACTACTGTCAGTGATTCTACTGGAGTCACAACTCATGAAGGTAACTTCTCTACGACTAAGGCATTAGTTATGCACAAGTCAGCAGTAGCTACTGTTAAGTTGTTGAATCTAGCAGTTGAAACTGAATACGACATTAGACTTCAAGGCTGGTGGATTGTGGCTAAGTACGCTATGGGTCATAGTTTCATTCGTCCTGAGTGTTGTGTTGAACTTAAAACCTCTTAAGGAAAGGATATTATACTATGACTGATATTGCTAATATCCAATCCTTAGCAGTTGCTTCTAATACTGTTACTAATGTAGCACTAGTTCAGCCCTATGCTGATAATGCTACTATTGGTACGTCTTTCGAGACGATTTCTAATACTGATGCAGATCAGGTACTTCCTGTTATTGTTGGTGCAGACATTGATGTAGTCTCTGCTAGTGCAGCAGATGATGACGGTTCTACTGGAGCTACTGCTGTTAGAGTAACGTATCTCGATGAGGAGTTTAATCAGTATACTGAAGATGTTACTATGAACGGTACATCTGAGGTTGAAATGACTGAGCAGACAATTTCCTTTATCCAGAAGGCTGAAGTTATTTCTTCTGGTACTGGTTTGGCTGCTGCTGGTGCTATCACTATCGCTGATGTAACTGGTGGTGGAGTACACGCTGTCATTGATGCAGGTTCTAAAGAGTCAGGAAACTGTACTTGGAAGATTCCTGCTGGTCACACTGGCTATGTTCACGGCTTCTGGTATGATGTAGATTCCGTTGCTGCTGGTCAGGGTACGGCTGAGATTGCTCTTCAGGTGGCTCATGCTGAGTCCTCTGGTGTAGCTAATTCTGAATCGTGGCGTACTGTTGCTAAAGTAACTTTGGTAGAGCAAGACTCTGACGTAGTTGCTGCTAGTGGTGGTAATGGTGGAACTAATGCAGGTTCATTCTCCTTTCCAGGAAATGTTCCTTTCGTTGTTCCTGCTAAGGCTATGGTAAGGCTGGCTGGTAAAGCTTTGTCTACTGCTGTAGCTGCTACTTGTGGGTTCAGTATGTCGGTACAAGGTTCTGGTAGTGGTACTACCGTAACCTCGAGTTAACCTTTTGAGGGGTCTAAGGTAAAACTTAGGCTCCTCATTTTTTTTTATATTTTGGAGATACAATGACTGATACAAGTAGAACCGTAAGCGACTTAGTTACTAACTTGTTTCAAGACAGTCAGGCTGCTGGTTCTATTACCCCTCAGGACCTGCGTGACTTCATTGAAACAACCCAAACAAAACAAGGTAGTATGTATGTTTCAACTCCTGGTAGTACTACAATTGCTGGAGCTGGAACATATGTAGAAGGAACGGCTGGAACTTGGACTTTAAGTACAGCTCCTACTGCAAATGAATTTGATGAAAATACAGATGGCAGACTAAGATATACAGGGACTCCTACAATTAACTGTCTATTCTTAGCTTCAGCTTCTTTAGAAATTAATACCTCTGCTGTCGATAAAGAATTTGGATTAGCTATACATAAAAACGGAACCTTAATTACAGGTACTAAAATAGTAGGATTCTCTCCTGCTACTACAGTTAACTCAGTTAACCTTGTTACATTTGGATATGCTTCTATGGCTACCAATGATTATGTTTCTATTTTTGTAGCTAATATAGACAGTACAGATAATTTAACTATTAGAACTGCTCAAGTTATGGGTATGGGATTGGTAACTTAAAATGTCACACTTTACTACAGTTCCTGTCAATGAACTAGAAGCTGTTAATATGCTCTTAGCTGCTGTAGGAGAAGCAGCAGTTTCAAGTTTAGAAACAGCAACAACCGTAGATGTTACACAAGCTAAGAATTTACTATCTAATATTAACAGGGAAGTACAGCAGAAAGGCTGGCACTTTAATACTGAATGGGATGTAGTTTTATCTCTTGATTCTGATAGTAGGATTCCACTTGGTACTACAATTCTATCTATTTATTCTCCTACTAAGATGACTACAATCAGAGGAAGGGAAGGATCTCCTTTTCTTTATGATTTAGATAACAATACTTTTACTTGGACTACCTCTGTAAATGATGCTGTTACGATTACGTTGTTGGATTTTGAAAATATACCTCAAACTGCTAGGCAGTATATTACGACTAAAGCTGCTCGAATCTTCCAAGAAGAAATCATTGGACAAGTTTCAGCAGAAGCAGTAAATAGACAAGAAGAAGTAGAAGCCTATGCAGATTTACTAGATGATGAAGGAGAGCGTTCTGGATATAATGTTGGGTATGGTACAAGAGATATGTATAATACCACTA